CTATGTGCTATTCAATCGATGGAAGATTCTGTAATTACATTCAATTGTAATGATACAAATGGAGATACTTCGGTAACATCATTGACTTTATTGGCGGGGCATATTGTTTACGGAAATTTGGAAGATATTGCGGTTGCATCAGGAAAAGTAATTGCTTATTTAAGATAAATGTTAGGTTTAGGAAATTCCATTTCAAAAATATCTTCGGTCAGTTCATTATCTGATATATTACTTTCTGCATTAAAATCACGATCAACTTATTTTGAAAATTCATCAGGTACCAAAACAATATTAAACGGATTTAAAAACTGCGAATCATAATGGCAAATTTATTAGAAAAAGCAAGTATTTTAATCACGCCAACTGCTTATGATAATGGTAGTATAAATGCTATAAAACCGAAGGAATCTCCATTTGGTGATTTAGACTTTACAAGGGCAACAAGTGGCAGTGTTGTTGGTACTGCTAATCGTGAAAATGCTAATGGTGTATTGGAAGAAGTTGCAGAGAATGTTCCAAGAATAGATTATACGGGTGGTGTTGGTCATTGGCTTATAGAACCTGAATCAAGAAATTTGTTTGAGCATTCGGAAGATTTCGCAGATTCATATTGGACAAAAGCAAGTAGTGGAAATGGCTCTGCTCCAATAGTTACAAGCAATTATGCAACATCACCCGATGGAAGTCAAAATGCAACAAGAATACAATTTGACGCGAGTACAAGTGGAAGTGGTACTGATAGGTCAAGATTTCAGAGAAATTCAATATCGGTTCTTGATGGTGAAGATTATACACAGAGTTTTTACTTAAAATCAACAAATGGAACAAATCAAACAATTTCTTTTTTAATGGATAATTCCAAAGTCACTACTCTAACAATTACAAGTGATTGGCAAAGATTTGACTTTACAAATACACAAAGCGGTACTTCGGGGAATTATGGATTACAACTAAGGAGTAGTGATGCAAGCACAAGTGATATATTAGCATATGGCGGTCAATTAGAACAAAAATCTTACGCAACATCATACATTCCTACTAATGGAAGTACAGTAACAAGGGCAGAAGATTTAGCAAATAATTCGGGAAATAGTGATTTAATAAACAGCACAGAGGGTGTATTGTATGCTGAGATAGCTGCTTTGCAGAACGATGGAACGACAAGACGAATTACGTTAAGTGATGGCTCTATAAGCAATAGGGTTTCGTTAGAATTTGACGAAATTTCAAATAAAATAAAGGCTTTTATATCAAGTAGTGGTACTACTAAAGTTTTAGAATATGATGCAACCGATTTGACTGTATTTAATAAAATTGCTATAAAATACAAGACAAACGATATGTCTATATTTTTCAACGGAAGCGAAGTGGATGTTGAAACAATAGGAAATTCTCCAATAGGTCTTGACGTATTGAACTTAAATCAAGGAAGTGGTTCACAACACTTTTTTGGTAAAGCTAAATGTATCGCAGTTTTCAAAGAAGCCTTAACAGATAGTGAATTAACTTGTATAACAACATGATTTATAAAAAATATAGCTTTAATTCAGAATCAGAAGCATTAGATTTGATTAATGCTTTAGGAACATTTGAGGAAGAGGGTAAAGTTTACCCTTCTCATATTCATACGGTCGTTAAATTGGGTTTTTTACCCTTTGGAGATGTTGATGAAGAAACACCGCCAACATTCAGCGATAAGTATTCTGTTGATGTTTTATGGCGAGGATTGGAAGTTGACGAAAACGAAAATCCAATATTTCCTAAAGGATGGGTTGAGAATGAATTAAATGGATTATCAAAATACAAGCATAATTTTTACGGATTAACATTCGAGGAATAATTTTTTTAAAAATAACTATATTTGTAAATAATTAAAAATATAAAAAATGGCTACATCAGGCGTATTTAATGGAACTAATTTAATTTTAAAGGTGATAGCTGATGGTGGTACATTGGCGACAATAGGTCATACAACATCGTGTACATTTTCAATTTCAAATGATTTACCGATTGCGACCACAAAGGATTCAAGCGGATATCAAGAAGTAATTTCGGGAGTGAGATCAGCAGAAATTACATTTGATGGATTGGTTGATTATTCTGATTCAATGGATATTGATACATTGATTGGATTTGTAACATCAAGACAAAAAATAGATTTTAGTTTTGGAACTGCTGCGACGGGAGATGTAGTTTATTCAGGAGAAGGATTTTTATCTTCGGTTGATTATACTGCGGAGATGGAATCCCCGGTATCATTCAGCGGAACCATTACAACGACAGGAGCGATTACATCTGCTACAAACTAATATAAATGGGGTGGTCTTAAAACCATCCCTTTTTTTTAAATTTTATGGGAAACAAAAAAAGAAGCTACTACACGACAAAACTTGGAGGTAAAAACCGAACACTACATTTCTCAATGAATTTTTGGTCGAACTTTACGGATATATTAGATATCCGTTTAGATCAAATTGGGGCGGTTTTCGATGGAGGGGTAAAACTTTCAACAATTAGAACTTTGATTTATTCCGGGTTATTGGCTTACGATCAAGAAGAAGGAAACAAAATTGATTATAATGAGTTCAAAGTCGGTTCTTGGTTGGAAGATTTAGATTCAAATGAACTTGACAAAATCGTTTCATCAATGATGGAGAGCCGAATACTTGGTAATAGTTTAAACGGAGGGATTAATCGAAGAGATAACGATCCAAAAAAAAAATAGATGAATCCCTTACTTGGGATGATCTTCTTGATTTTTACATTGGTCAAGTTGGTATTTTGCCTAATGATTTTTGGAAATTTACTTGGAAAGAAAATCAATTGCTTGGTGAATCTTTTATGATTAAAAATAATTTGAGTTGGGAACAAACAAGATACTTGGCTACTATTTTATACAACACAAATGCAACCAAGCGATCCCAAATGTTGAAACCTGAAGATTTGTTTAAATTGCCACAGGATAAAATTTATAAATCCGGGCCAAAATCAACCAAAGAGGAATATCTTAAATTCCAAGAGAAAGTTGAACAGGCGAAGAACAAAATCAAGAATCCATTATTTTAGTAAATTTGTAATATGGATAATAAATTAAGAGTTGTTGTTTCTGCTGATACAAAAGGGTTTGTTACAGGATTAAATGCAGCATCAACTAAATTAAAATCATTCGGAAACAAGGCGAAGGATATAGGTAAATCCTTGTCAATGTCTTTGACTTTGCCGATTGGATTGGTTGGAGGTGCTGCGATTAAATTGGCATCTGATTTTGAGGAATCGATGAATAAAGTGGATGTTGCATTTGGAACATCTTCTGAATCGGTCAAAGATTTTGCCAAAACTACTTTGGAACAATTCGGGATTGCTGAAGGTTCAGCATTGGAAATGACTTCGTTGTTTGGCGATATGGCAACAGGGATGGGAATTGCTCAAAATGATGCGGCAAATCTATCAACTTCAATGGTAGGTTTAGCGGGTGATTTGGCTTCTTTTAAAAATATGAATATTGAGGAAGTCACAACTGCTTTGAGTGGGGTATTTACCGGGGAAACCGAATCATTAAAGAGATTGGGAATTGTAATGACAGAGGTCAATTTGAAACAATTCGCAATGGAGCAAGGGATCAAAAAAAATATAAAGGAAATGACACAAGCAGAAAAAGTCGCTTTGAGATTCCAATATATTTTATCAGTTACAGGAAATGCACAAGGTGATTTTGCGAGGACTTCAGGAGGTGCAGCAAATCAAACAAGAATATTCCAAGAAAGTTTAAAACAACTTGGACAAAGATTTGGAAACGAAATACTGCCATTGTTTACAGATGTAGTTAAGTTTTTAAATAAAGTTATCGGAGCATTTATGGATTTAGATTCCGATACAAAAAAAATAATAATTACTGCGGGTTTATTAGCTGCTGCGATCCCTCCATTGATTGCGGGATTTGGTCAATTGTCAATTGTTATTGGGGCGGTTATTTCGCCAATTGGATTAATAGTTGCGGCATTTTCAACAGTTACTTTGGCATCCGTTGAATTGTTACATCGTATAAATCCGATGGTTGATCGATTGAATACTTTTTTCAATCTCATTAAATCGGGTGGTAATATAATGTCGTTTCAAAATTTACAGCTTGAAACGGTTGCAAAAAATTTAGCTGAAGAACATAAACAACAAACAAAACTAAACGAGGCAAAACGAAAAGCAAAGGAAGATCTTGACAATTTATCGAAATCATATAGCAATTTTCAAACGACAACGAGTGGAAGGACACAAGTTCAAGGTCTTGGGGCGAATATTACAACAACAGGATTGCAAGCGATACAAACTCCTGAAATTACTGCTTCAGATGATATGTCAGATTTGACCAACAACTTCTCTAATATTGAAGGCAAATTAAGATCAGTCAGAAATTTAGCGGAACAGTTTGGTCAATCATTAATGGGAGCATTTGAAACGATGGCAGAAGGGGAACCATTTTTTAAAGTGCTTATGCAGATGCTTTCCAAATTGATTAAAAAATTAATTACTGCGGCAATTGTTTCAGGAGTGGTGTCATTTGCGGTCAATGGTATTTTTGGCGGTGGGACTTTGGGATTTGGGGCAATATTCGGGAGTTTATCCGGGATTGGAGGTTTATCAGGACTTGGAGGAAGATCAGCATTTGGTGAACAATCATTTGTACCTAAAGCCATTTCACCGGGAAGAACATTCGGAAGATTAAACGCAAATAGGTCAATGCAATCAAATCAACTTCAGGGCGATTTCAGGCTCCAAGGTCAAGATTTGATTTTGGCATTACAGAGGGCGAATACAACACGAAATAGAATTTTAGGATAATGAGTTACGGAGTAAAATTTAAACTTGAGTTTGATGATGTTTCTGCAAAGCAATTTAAACTTGAAATTTTAAAATTTAATTACGGAGGTTCAGTATTGGATTTAGTTGGTGGTGAAAATCCTGTTCAAATCGATTGGCAGTCTGATGATGATATTTATTCGCCAATTATTGGATCAACTTGTAAAATTCAATTGTACAACACAGATACAACAAATTATGATGATTTTTATGATGCTGATGAACGAGAATATCAAGTAAAAATTTCCGTTAAAATTTCAGGGTTTTTTACTACAATTTGGAAGGGTTGGTTGGTGAATGATACTTACCAAGAGGTAGTGCAGTCAAATCCATTTTTAATTGAGTTATTGGCGATTGATGGTCTTGGCATTTTGTCAAATTATACAATTCCTTTTTATACTAAATCATCAGGATCAGATGTCGTTGAAAATGTTCTTCCTCCAAATTCATATATTCAAGATGTATTGAACAATTTGGGACTTGAATTGGATTTTTATTATTCAAACGAACTTTTTCAAGATGGTTCCGAATCATCGAATATTTATTTCAGCATTTTTAATTTAACGGATGATGATGATAATGTTCCGTATGGATTTATGAAGGATGCTTCGGAGTTTATGAATGCCGAGGAACTTTTGAAACAAATTTTAAATTTCACGCATTCAAGAGTTTTTCAATCATTCGGGCGATGGTATATTATCAACAAATCAGCATACTCAGAGCAAAGCATTAAAGATGATTTAATGGATGGTAGTTTTTCAGGTGCATCAATTAGAGCGGCGGAAACTACATCACTACAAACGAATGGAACCGAAGATATTAAATTCAAGAAAGTAACTTTTGCCGGGGTTTCCTCCGATGTTACATTTGATATGTTATATCAGGTTCCAAGTGATTTGACTCCTTTGAAAATGGATCTTACGAAGCAAATGTTAAGACCATTGAACAGGGCAACTTTTACCAATTCCTTACAAAATCGCCAAGACTTTTTAAATCCAAATCCATTCTTGGAATGGTCAGAACCGAGATCAGGAGTTTATGCGGGATGGGATTTGAGCAACTCCAATGTTACATTTGATACATCAGAACCATTCAAAACAAATACATCCTTTAAATGGACAGGGAGTGCGACAGTTACAAGCAATACGTTTACTTTAGAAAAACAAAATGTTGGAGGGTATTATAAATTTAAAATCACTTATTTATCGTTGTCGAATCCATCAGGAGCGATTCAATACAGATTGAGTGGATTCAATGGAACGCAAACAGTTTATTTTGATGAATCCGATAATACTTTTCATCAGCCATCGGTAATAAATAATCAAGTTGAAACAAATGAATTTATTTGGGTTGAACACGAGATTGAACTTCCTGATATTACTCCGCATTCATCCCATACAACTTACACAGATTGCAAGATTGAAATCATTGGAACTGCAAATGATTATGTAAATGTTTGTGGTGTTTTTCGTGATATTTTTAATTCAAATTTAGAGGGACTATATTCGACAATAAAAGCAGATGTAAACCAAAATCTATTTGAACTTACAAGAAATACAGGAGTTTATTCGGCAGAATATTCAGCAGAAGAATCAACATTGTCTGATTTTATTTTTGTAAACTATTCCAAAGGCGATTCAATCACTTCAGTTCGGAGGCCATACGATGAATTTTTAAACGTTTCAAAAAGATTATCGGAAATAATTCCAAGGTATATTTTAAACGATCATCGGAGTTTTATTCCAAGATATGAGGGGACACTTTATAACAATACTGCAATCCCATTAATGCCATCAGACAAAATTTGGATTAATTTTGGAACATCAGTTTTACAGGAACCGGTATCTTGTTATATCGATGCCTTATCATATAATATTAAGGCGAATGAATCGAAAGTAATAATGCATATTCCAAATCAGGACAATGATCTTGGGGCAACTTTAAAACAAAAGTTTAAATCATAACAATTCCTTTTTTTGTTTCCTCCCGGTGATGGCATCTGCTTGATCCGGGATTTTTTTTGGATTATTTTAAAAAATATAGTTTTAAACTGAAAATATATTTGTATTTTTGTGGAAAGAAAATAATAGTAAAATTAAAATTTATGAATGCATTTGAAATGGAGTTTATCAACGATATGAAACGTTTGTCTTTTCGGAGATATGATGTTTGTAACATATTAGGCGTTACAATGCCAACGTTGAAATCAAAACTACAAAACCCCGATACAATCACAGTCGGCGAAGTTGTGAAACTAAAAAGAAAAGGATTTAAACTAATTAATTTAGGTTTATGAAATCAATAAACATTAAAGGGAAAGAATACATCACAGTCAATGAACGATTAAAGCATTTTCGTTCATCTGCTGATTTTAAAGGATGGAGCATTACAGAATCTATCGAATCATTGACAGAGAAGGAAGGAATTTTTAAAGTTGTCATAAAAAATTCAAATGGAGTTGAAATGGCATCTGCTCACGCTCAGGAATACCGGGATTCATCTTATATCAATAAAACATCATTTGTTGAAAATGGATTTACATCAGCATTGGGAAGGGCGTTAGGTTATTTGGGGATTGGAATAGATACATCGATTGCATCAGCACAGGAGATGCAAAATGCAATCCACAACCAAGAGAAGCCAAAAAAAGATGATAGACCTTGGTTAAATGAAACGCAATTGCGATCAACGTTAACAGGAACAAAAAAACAAGCAGAATCAGTTGTCAAAAATTTCCGAATGAAAAAGGAATACAGAGCGACAATAGAAGCAAAATTTAAATTTTAAATAAATAAAAATGTCAGAAACAAAAACAATTTACGCCGGGGGCGGAAAACAAGTAAAGGGGCAATATGGAACATTCCGGGCTATTACAGTCAATTTATCGGATTTGCCTAAAGAACATATATTTGAGTACAACGGAAAGAAGTACATCAAATTTAATGTATCAGATAAGCAAGAACCCGACAACTACGGAAAGGATGTTTCGGTTTCCATTAATACTTGGAAACCTGATGCAGAAAAAGGTAATAATGCTCCTAAAGGCAATCAGGAGGAAGTGGATGGCGATTTGCCATTTTAATTAATCAAGGGATGGTTTTCGGATCATCCCTTTAATTTTTTAGAAATGAAAAAAAGGAATTTAACAAATGCAGAATATCACGCCAACAAAACGCATATTTCTGCAAGCGGTCTTAAAATAATCGCCAAAAAATCGGTTTATCATTATTTAAACCAAGAGCCATTTTCATCATCAGCGATGAATTTGGGTTCAGCTATTCATACAACATTATTGGAACCACAAAACTTTGACAAGGAGTTTTTTAGGATGCCAAAAATTGATCTTCGGACAAAAGATGGAAAGGAGCAAAAAAAGGAATTGCAGAAAGTTGCCGGGGATAGGATTTTATTAAAAGATTCAGAACTTGAAATTCTTGATGGAATTAAATCCAATTTTGAAAAAGATGATCTTGCAAAGTTTTATTGTCAAGGCGAAATTGAATCATCTTACTTTGGTGAAATTAATGGGGTAAAAGTAAGAGTTCGCCCGGATGTATATAATGGACTTTTGAAATTTATATCAGATGTAAAAAGTTGTCAGGACAATTCTCCACAGGCATTCAAGAGGGATTGTTACAAGTATGGTTATCCATTGCAAGCGGTTTGTTATTCAACATTGATGGATGTTGATCCAAAACAATTCCGATTTATCGCAGTCGAAACCAAATATCCTTATAGTTGCCAAGTTTATGCTTTGTCAGATGAAATGATTGAATTTGGAAAAAAACAACTTGAAAAAGCATTGGCAGAATGGAAGTTTTATTTGACAACGAAAAAAGCGGATTTGTATCAGGGATATAGTTTAACGGAGGATGGATCAATAATTTTATAAAATGAAGCATTTAAAAAAGGAAAAAAAGAACCTGTATTTAGCCGATTGCAAAATGGTGCAAGATACTATTGAAGAACACGTTGGATTTGCTATTGATGAGGACACAAGAGTTCGTCAGGTGGTAGATGCTCGTAAGATTTATTACAAAATTTGTAGGGATAATATATTTGGCGTTTCGTTTCAGATGTTGGCGGATACTATGAATCAAAATCACGCCACAGTTATGGTTAATTTGAATAGATTGAACGATTATATCGATTATGATCAGAAATTGTTGGATTTATATTTAAATTTGGAAGGAATTTGTTTAGAAAAAATACAAAATTTGAAAAATCCATTTCATAAATACCTTGGCAAAGAAGATCATTTTCAAAATCAGGTGATGACTTATTTAAAAGCGGTTTATCCAAGAGTATTTGCAATTCACGTTCCAAACGAAGGCAAAAGATCGCCATTTGAAAGATACAAGTTTAAATTTCTTGGTGGAGTTCCCGGTGTTCCTGATGTTTTAATTTTCCATCAGAAAGATGATAAATCAGGATTAGCAATTGAATTAAAAGTTGGTAGCAATAAACCAACAGAAAACCAAATCAAATGCTTAAATAAACTGAAGGGTAATGGGTGGGAAACAATTTGGTCAAATGATTTTGATGAGGTCAAAAGCGAAATAGATAAATATCTAAAAAAATGACAAAACGTTTTTATTACTCCGAAGCAAAACAGAAGGTATCTTTAAAAAATGATTATTCAATGAAAGATGATACATTTGAATATATTGGAATGGTTTCCGAGAATGAGTTTAATTTGTTGTTGGATGTATTGTTATTTAAATATAGTGATAAGGATATATCATTGGAGCAAATTCAAAAATGCTTTAAAGATTTAAGAACATTAATGAGCAAATTGAAAAGAAAATAGTATATCTTTGTTTCATCGTGTTGAGGCGATGACACAATATTTTTTTTCTATTATTACCCGAACCGGGTTCAAAATTCCTCAACGTTTTGTTCCCGGTTTTTTTTTTATACAGATAAAAAATGAATAAAATAATAAAGCCGAAAAAATTCGACAATTTCACGATCATCCCAAGTGCCATTTTTCGCCAAAAAAATATATCAATGGGAGCAACAGGATTGTATTGTTGGTTGTTTTCACATCAATCTGATTTTGAGATGTCGGTTGAATACATCAAAGGACACTTCAGAGAGGGCAGAGATGGGGTAAATTCAAAGGTTAATGAATTAGTGGGGTTTGGATACCTTGAGAGAATTAAGATGCGTAAAAAGGGCAAATTTTACGGATACAATTATATTTTGTCAGAAAAGCCAATTAAAAAACCTAATACGGATAAACCGAATACGGAAAAGCCGAATACGGATAAACCGTCGACGGTTTTGCCGAAGTCGGGAAATCCGCGACAAAGTAATATTAATACTAATATATCTTATAATACTAAAAGTAATATTAATAAAAGTAATGTCCAAGATTCCAATTTCAGCGATAAAGTGGAGGAATCATTGGACTATTTTATTGATTTATTTCCTGATCGCTTTAAACCGAAAGGCGAAAATCAAAAAATAAAATGGCTGCAAACTTTGTCGAGATTGGAAAAGTTGGATGGTTATGATGTTAGGCGTGTTTATTATATCGTTAAAAAGGTCAGAGAGGATGATTTTTGGCGAGATAATTTTTTTTCTATACATAAGCTTAGGGATAAAAATAAGAACGGAATTAAGTACATCGATTATTTTGCAGAAAAATTTGGTAAAAACATATTTTAGAAAAAATGGAAGAATTTAAATTAAAATTAGAAAAATCAATTTATCAAAATTTAAATCGTGACAAGGATTTAAATAAATTATTCCGCCCGGATAAGATTGGCAAATGTTCAATGCTTTTTGATAAATTCAAAAAAACACTTGAGATTCAAAATAAGGATACTTGGAAGGTGTTTTATTTAAAGCAATCAAATGTGATGGCGTTGAAAAACATCGTGAACTACATTCAGGATAAGCATCTTTTAAATTTTACAGATGCTTCAGATTATATGATTTACCGGGTTGTTGGACAAACTTGGAATGGAATGGTGAATGAACTCCGAATCATTGAAAAGTTGAAAGAAAAACATCCATTGTTTATTTTTAAAAAATCTGATTACGAAACAGATCAAAACTACTTTACAGATATTGAAGTTTTTTTAGGGCAAAAATTAATTTTAGGCATTCAAATAAAGCCGCTTTCTTACAAAAATATGAATACAGATTATCAGATTCAGGCGAAGAAAAACCATCAGCAACAAGCGGAGAAATATAAATTAAAAAACAAATGCGATCATTTGATTTTATTTTACAATGAAAATACTTTGCAGAATTATTCCGAATTAAAGATTTTATTGAAAAAATATTTATAGTTTTAAAAAAAAATAATATGTCAGAAACAAAAACAGATCCAATCGTTGAACAGGTGGTCAAAAAATTCCAAGACAGAAGTAAAGTTGGAATCAAAAAATACGGAACAACATTGGAGGAAAATAAAGAGGGTTTTATCCCTTTTTTAAACCATCTTCAGGAGGAGTTAATGGATGCAATCTTATATATAGAAAAATTGAAATCAGAAACAAAGTGAAAACAAAACTTATATTAATAGTATTATTACTATCATCTTGCAACATTGAGCAGATTAACGATTTAACGGAAGCAGTTGAAAACTTACAACTTGAAATCAATGATTTGAAAATTGAAATTGACAGTCTAAATTCTGATATTGACGATTTAGAATATGATGTAACTATTGTTGAACAGTTACAGGAGTTTTATTATTCCAATCTGCAAAATCAGATTAATATCTTAGCAGAAACCATTGACGAAAATCAAACGGTTTTGCAATCCCAATTAAACGCATTGAATGACTTGGTTGTTGTTTTATCAGCACAATTTACACAACAACAGGAATTGATTAATGAAATAGAAATTAACCAAATTACTTTAGAATTAGAATTTCAACAAGATTTGGAGAATTTGCAAAATGTGATTGATGGTCAGATTTCGGATTTAAATTCTTTGATTACATCCGGGCAGCAGATAACAGATTCATTTTTGGAGGAGTTGCAAAATCAAATAAGTGTTTTAGTTGAATTAACAACCGAACAAGCTGAACAGATCACCCAATTACAGGAAACATCTTCAGGTGGTTCAAATCCCTTTATAATGTCATTAGTAGTTACTTCTAACAACGATGAATGGGGAACGGTTTCGCAAAGTTCGGGGCAATATCCATACGGAACACAATTAACATTGACTGCGATTCCTAATACAGAGAAAGGATACAGATTTGTAAGATGGGTTGGAGTACTTACAAATTCAACACAGAATCCATATAATATCACAATTACAAGAAATCAAGTGATAGAAGCGATATTTGAGCGTACATTTGTAATTCCTTAAAAATTTAAAATAGAAAAAAAATGCAAGAATTCGTTGAGGTCGGGATTCATCCCATTGGTAATTCGGACAACCAAAAATTAAAATGTCCGAAATGTTCAGAAAATCGTAAAAATAAAAATGATCGCCCATTGTCAATTTCTCTCTCCAAGGGATTGTATAATTGTCATAACTGCGGTTGGTCAGGTAATGTAAAATTCAAAGCAAAAAAGGATTTTATAAAGCCGATTGAAACCATTTTGCCATTATCAGAAAAGGTGATTAGTTATTTTGAATCAAGGGGCATAAGCAAGCCAACTTTGGACAATTGGAAAATTTCGGAATCAATTCAATTTTTTCCATCAGCTAATAAAAAAATGACTGCGATAAATTTCAACTATTATCGTGATGGAGAATTGACAAATATAAAATACAGATCAGCCGGGAAGGATTTTAAAATGATTTCAGGGGCAGAACTTATTTTTTATGGATTGGATAAAATCAAAGATTTGAAAACAATTTACATCGTGGAGGGTGAAATGGATGCTTTGTCTGTTCACGAGGCGGGTATATTTTCTGTTTGTTCGGTACCAAATGGGGCATCGAAAGGAAACCAAAGGTTGGAATATCTTGACAATTGTTGGAAGAACTTTTTGGGAAAAGATATAATACTTTGCACCGATACAGATGAAGCCGGGTTATCTTTAAGAAATGAACTTGCAAGAAGATTCGGAAAGCATCGTTGTAAATACGTTGATTTTGGCGATTATAAAGATGCCAATGATATGCTTGTAAGCGAGGGTAAACAATTGCTCAAAGAATGCCTATTGAATCCCAAGAACTTCCCATTGGAGGGGATTGTAAACATCAATGATATTTGGGATGATGTTTTAAATTTCAATGACAAGGGGATTACAAATTATGGAATCGGTTTTGGTTCATCTGATGAATATTTAAAAATTGCTTTGTCTGAATGGAGTTTAATAAGTGGGATACCCAATTCCGGTAAATCGGATGTCGTTGACCAAATATGCTGCAATCTTGCATTAAAAAACGATTTTCGGATTGGGATGTTTGCTCCTGAATCATTCCCATATGAGGGGCATATTAAGAGAATCGCAAATAAATTAAACGAAAAGAATTGCGACAATAATATTTTGAATGCTTCAAAGAATTTCATTGAAGAGCATTTTTATTTTGTAAAAATAGATTTGGAAAATCTTACTTTGAAATCCATTCTTGATAAATTCAGAGATTTGGTTTTGCAGAAAGGAATTAATATTTGTGTTATAGATCCTTGGAATATGCTTGACCATACAGATCAGAAAGACCATTCATATATTGGGCGAATGTTATCAGAGATAACGCAATTCTGTCAGCAGACAAATACGCATTTATTTTTAGTTGCCCATCCCCGAAAGATGGAACAAAACGAAAACGGATATAAAATACCAACCCCATATGATATTTCAGGTTCAGCCGATTTTTTCAACAAGGCATACAATTGTTTAACAGTATTCCGGGAACTTGGTCAAGAAACACAATATCAATCAGATGCAGTTGCTATTCACGTTCAGAAGGTAAAGCGGAAGGAAAACGGAAAACAAGGAAAGTTTTATACTGCACCCGATTTTATTAATGGTGGTGTTTATCGTTCTTTGGATATAATTCCCGATAAAAGAAAAAAAATATTAAATGATGAGGTACCATTCTAAAAAATATTTTTAAATTTAATAAATAGAAAAAATGAAAATTAAACTTTTAGATTTATTTAGTGGAATCGGAGGATTTCACAAAGGATTAGAACAAGCGGGATTTGAGGTCGAATCTTACTTTTCTGAAATAGATAAATACGCAATTCAAGTATATCAAAATAACTTTAAAAAATCAAAATATGTCGGATCAGTTACAGATGTTTACGGAAGAAACTTACCAAAAATTGATGCCATCACTTTCGGAAGTCCTTGCCAAGATTTTAGCATCGAAGGAAAACGAAAAGGTATGGAAGGAGATAGAAGCTCCCTTATTAGCGAAGCAATTAGACTCATCAGCGAATGCCGACCAAAGTTTTTTGTGTGGGAAAATGTTAAAGGAACTTTCTCCTCAAACAATGGCGAAGACTTTTGGGCAATTATCCAAGCCTTTGCCAACATTGGGCGTTATAGACTCGAATGGCAATTGCTTAATACAAAGTGGTTTTTACCCCAAAATAGAGAGAGAATCTACCTTGTTGGATATCTTGGAAACGGAAGTGGAGGAGAAGTATTTCCTATCCGAGAAAACAAAAGAAAGGTTGATGTCTTACAAGGACAACAAGGGGAAGATGGAAGTGGTCAACCTATAATTAAAATCAAATCCAACACCAAAAAAGGGTTTGAAATAGCAGAAGAAGGCGATTCAATTAATTATTCTGTTCCAAATTCTAAAACAAGGAGAGGAAGGGTTGGAAAAGGTGTTGCACAGACATTGGATACTGCTTGTAATCAAGGAGTTGTTACAGATAAGATAAGAAGATTAACACCAATAGAATGCGAGAGATTACAAGGATTTCCCGATAATTGGACTAAGCAAGGTACAGAGGGATTAATATCAGATACACAGAGATATAAGATGTGTGGTAATGCAGTAACAGTTGATGTTGTTCAAGCAGTTGCAGAGAGAATTCAAGATGTA